AATGGCTGGTATTAAAAACCAAATGTTAAGGCTGCGCAGTGACACAGTTGACAAATTGCGGGCTATGTTGGACGTGTCGCCGCATCGTTCTATGTCTAGCTTGGCAGATGAAATACTCGATGCCGGGTTGACCAAGATGATCCGCGACCAAGACAGCGGCAAGGCGGCAGAGACAATGCGCTCGCTGGCAAACCGCAATGGTTAACAGCCGTAACAAGGGTATGGGCGGGGAACGCGAGATCATCGCAGTTTTGACTGACGAGCTTGGCGGTGACGCTAATGGCCTGACGTTTCAGCGTGACATTAACCAGTATCGCCAGTCTGATCTGGGTGACATCATTTGCAGCGACCCAGACTTTCCTTTTGTGATTGAAGTGAAACGCAAACGCGCCGGGTATGGCATTGACCCAAACTGGTGGGATCAGGTGTGCGCTGCTGCTCTGGCGACAGAGAGTGGCAAGCTGCCCTTGCTGGTCTATCGCTATGATCGCTTGCCTTGGCGCTGGCGTTTCCCGGTCGCAGCGATTGTCGGGATGGATGGCTTTGAGCCAACAGGCGACATAGCCGAGCAGTACGATTGGCGTTACGCGGTCGAGTGCGACACAATGACGGCTATGATGATTATCAGGGAGCATCTCGCTGATGAATAGACCAATGTACGAAACCGAGGCTGACCGCAAAAAAGAGCAGGCACTAGCTGATGCTTTTAAGCAGCACGGCTATGATTTCTACAAGCTGCCAATACAGTATCGCCTCGACTTTGTGGTGTTTAAAGAAAACGAGGCCAAGGCATTTATCGAGGTTAAACATCGCAATGTGCGGCTGTTGCAGTACGACACAGCGATGGTGAGCCTGTCAAAAGTGATACAAGCCCGGCTGCTGACGCAGCACACAGGCTTGCCAGCGTATTTGTTAAATGTTTATAAGGATAACATCGCCCGGTTTGATTTCGCTGGCGATTACACATTGGGGAAGGGTGGCAGAAGCGACAGAGGCGATAGCCAAGACGCGGATATCTGCGCCTATTTCCCGATCCAAGCCGCACTGGTCGTGCGGTAGTTCTAAAGTTACAGGAGTTAAAAATGGCTTTAGGTTTTACAGAGACTACATCATCAGGCGGCGGGGATTTCCTGCCTATTATGAAATTCTCAGCTAAGGATGGCTCATTCGTGCGCCAAGACCGGCACCAAGGGGCAGACGGCCACTGGGAAAAGAGCGAAACCGAAATGGATTTGCCTTTTAAGGTGGTGATGGATATGGACGCAATCGAGGTTGGGTTTATCGCCTTTACCACGACTGGCCCAGACTTTCGTTTTGTCCAAGTTGGCGAGCCAATGCCAATCAAGCCGTCTGACGAACACAAGGAAGGTTTCCGCATTCGTATGTTCAACAAAGAGATCGGCCTGCGCGAGATGAGCAGCAGCAGCAAGATCGTGCGTAATCAGATGAACGATTTGCATGATGCGTATCTGGCTGGCAAGGCTGACAATCCGGGCAAAGTGCCGGTCATTGAGATCACCGGCTCTGATCGCATCCAGATTGAAACTAAGGCGCAAGGAACGCAGACGTTCCGCTCGCCAAAGTGGTCGATTGCTGGCTGGGTTGATCGCCCCGCTGGTGTGGACAAGGCAGAAGCTGCCCCAGAACCCGCCGTAGCAGCCCCAATAGCTGCAACCCCTTCAGTCGTTGAGGGCGCTGATTTGTTCTAGCGGCGGTAGTGACCGGCGGCGGTTTCCTCCCTTGACCGCCGCCGGTCACGCATCAAAGGGGTCAAGGGATTGGGGTAGTGAGATGACAAATATAGCAGCATATATAGAACAGGTGGCGAGGCATTACTGGGGTGAGCCGAACCCGCGCCTGTCGAAAGGCACAGAATTGCGCTGGGGAAATCACGGCAGCAAGAGCATTGACGTGCGCAAAGGGGTTTGGACAGATTTTGAGACAGGTGAATCTGGGGGCGTGGTGGCATTGGTAAAAGCAAACGAGCCAGCGTCTATCAATGGCAACATCCCAGATGTATTGGAGCGCAAGTTTGGTATCAGCAAGCAGCAGCAAAAGAGCCTGCCAGTGACGCCGAAGATGTCTCGCGCCTATGATTACTATGACAGCGATGGCGTGTTGGCCTATCAGGTGCTGCGCTTTGACAGCCCAAAGACATTCAGACAGAGACGCCCGGATGACAAGGGCGGCTGGATCAACAGCATCAAAGACATTGAAGCCCTGCCATATAACCTACCGGCCATTATCCAGAACCCAAAAGCGCCAGTGTTTATTGTAGAAGGCGAGAAATGCGCCGATGCATTGATTGAGCTTGGCCTGATCGCCACGACCAACAGTGGCGGCTCAAAGAATTGGAAGCCGGAGCTTGCGCAGTATTTCGTTGATCGCAATGTCGTAGTGCTGCCAGACAACGATGAGGCCGGGCAAGCACACGCCGACACAGTGATCGCGGCATTGCACGGCACGGTCAGCAAGATCAAGCGTCTGGACCTGCCAAACCTGCCGCCAAAGGGTGACGTGGCCGACTGGCTGATCGCGGGCAATGGCAAGAAGGTGTTGCTTGAACTAGCGCGGCAAGCGCCAGTAGTTGAGACAGCGCCGGAGATACAGCCTGACATTTATCCGCTGTACGATGAGCATTACCTGATGTCGATGCCGCCGGTCGAGTGGATGATTGACGGCGTACTGACAAAACACGGCTTCACTGTAATGTATGGTGCGCCCGGCACCGGCAAGTCTTTTCTCGCTATTGATATGGCGCTCTGTATGGCACACGGCAAATCGTGGCACAACAGAACGACAAGGCAAGGCACAGTGCTTTACATAGCTGGTGAGGGCGTTGGCGGCCTAGGCAAGCGCGTCAAGGCGTGGAAGCTGCACAACGGCATTGAGGGCAACGGCTCGCTGAAGGTGTTGCCTATGGCCGTTGATATGATGGATGAAGAAAGCATCGAGAAGCTGCTGCGTACTATTGACAGCCTCAACACAGAGTTTAGCTGCCTAGTGATCGACACTGTGGCTCGCAGCATGACCGGCGAGGAAAACAGCGCAACAGATATGAGCGCGTTCATCAGAGGTTGTGACGCAGTGAAGCACCACACCGGCTGCGGCCTGCTGGCAATACACCACGCGGGCAAGGACGCAAGCAGGGGCATGAACTCAATGCGCGGTAGCTCGGCACTAGCTGGCGCTGCCGACACTGTGCTGGCCGTTGGCAAGTCGGAAAACATCGTGGCGCTGTCAATGGATAAGCAAAAAGATGCAGAGCCAATGGACAAGATGACCTTTGAGATGGTCAGCATTGCCCTGATGGATGACGCCAGTATCGTGATGAAACAGATAGAGGCGCAGGGTGCAACCAAGCGTCCAGAGCTATCAGCGCGGCAGTATCATGCGTTCCAATCGCTGCAAAATACGTTGATAAAGTTGGTCGTTGATGCGGTGTCAGTTGACGTTTGGCATGAGGCGCATAGGTCGAAATCACCCGATTTAACGAGCGCACAACGCAAAGATGCACGTCAAGGACTGCAAGATAAGGGTGTGGTGACAGTGCATGAAGGCAAAGTGTGGATTAACAAGGAGTTAGCGGGAAATGTGGGGTGACCATCCCACACCTATCGCACGTTCATCGCAGGGTGGGGCGGGTGCGATGATCCCTAGGGATCGCACCCCACCATCGCACCCCACCCAAAGGAGGATAAAATGAAGGGAAAAGTAACTAAGCCAAGCAAGCAACATTATGCGCCTAGTCAGATGGCGATGCGCCGAATGCAGGATGCGCTGCATGAATATGACCGAGCCGCAACATCAATGGAAGCGAAGTGGGGAATAGATAGATTGCCTTGGCTTTGTGAGCAGGGGCTGCGTGGTAGGTTTGAAGCGCAAATGGATAAACTGAATGAGGCAATAGAAAGCCAGCACGATGTTGAGCATCAGGTATCGGTGACGTTGCGAGGATTGGCTGCGCTTGAGCAGGCTGCCATAGCTGGTGGGCATGAACCGCTGACTGGTGATTATTGGGAAGCGCAGATGGATGATGGCAAGATACTAGCGATCACCCGCAATGGCTATGAGGCAGGCAAGGTTGCCAGCGAGCATAGAGAGATGGTGGTCTACAGCATTGATGAGGTCGCAGCCATCGTGTCAGGCTGGCGTAACGACAAGGCTGGGCAAGTGGCTGATATAGCCAAGGCGATGTGGCCGGGTGCCGCTGTTGAAAAGGTCAAGACAAGAACTGAAAAGGAACTGAATGATGAAATCCCTTTCTGAGAACAAGCGACCGTGGTCTGTTGTGCCAATGCGCTGCTTTAGTGAGAGGCAGCTTAACGAGACTGACCTGCGTGTGCTTGGTGCATTGTGTGGCTTTACGAACCGGCACGGCGTGTGCTGGCCGTCTATGGATACGCTGATGACTGTCAGCAGTATGAAGAGCCGCACGTCAGTGCATCAGAGTGTCAAGAAGCTCAAGAAGCTCAAGTATGTGCGACAGCTAAACCCCAAAGATTATCAAGAGACAGCAACAGGTTGGAAGAGCAACAGGTATCAAGTGCTGTGGGATGGTGACGAGGCGTTGCCCCGGTGGGAAGATGTACAGTCTGCCAAGCCATTGCAGTTACGCAGTGACGCAGGCGATGAACCCGAAGAGATAGGGGGTCTGGGGGATTTACAATCGCTCTCTCACACGCACGGCTTGGCCGGTCGAGGCCAGCCAAAGTTAACCGAATTGCAGTTAACTTCTGCCGAACTCTGTCATGCCTACATCAATGTCGTAATGCAAGCGACTGGGCAAGTGCGCCTGTTTGATAACGAGATCTCACACGCCACGCGACTGGCGAATGCCGGGTTCACTGCGGCTGATGTGAAGGCAGCAACCCTAAACACCTGTGATGCTGCGCTTGAGCGCAGGGCGGGGGTGCCGTCTCTGTACGATGTGGCAGAGGGTATGCTGCCGTGATGTACAAGCAGCTAGACGTTGGTTTGTCGGTGTACGGCGCGGCCAGCGGCGATACCCGGCCACAGCAAAAGCGACCCCTTGCCCCCCGCCCCTCCTATCTATCTATAGGGGGTGTCACACAAAATTTTCGCACCGTTTGCCCGGACTGCGACAACGGCTTCATCCGCGAGCCGGATGGCTATGGTTGCGTCCAGTGGACATCGTGCTATTCTTGTGGGGGAATAGGAGAGGCCAATGATTGATGAGGGCGATGGCTCATTTGAGCGAAAGCTAACCAACCGGCAATGCCCGCGCTGTCGCAGCGCGATTGTGTTGCGCCGCGATGACGTGCATAAACGTGAGTTCGATTGCACTGTATGTAATTTAAAAATTATTGACGTTAAGGGAGAAAGCGAATGACTAAAAAAGAACTGCCACCAATGAACCGTTTTGAATTACTTGAGGCCGCCAAGGAAACTGTCGCTGATCGTGGCGAGGCGTATGGCAGCATTTGGGATAATCACGAGCGCATTGCTATTATATGGACGGCGCTCATTGGCATACAGATTGAGCCGGAGCATGTGGCTATGATGATGGCTGGCGTGAAGCTGGCTAGGTTGTCTGCCACGCCGGATCATCAGGATAGCTGGGTTGACTTGGCTGGCTATGCCGCAACAGGGTCGGAGTGTTTGTATGTCAGAAAACAAAACGCCAACGATTAGGCAGCAGCGGGCAGCGCTTGCGTCAAGTGACGCTGATCGGCGCGAGGCCGTTGTGCAGGAGCTAGAGGCGATTGGCGCTGGTGAGGCCACTGACGTTATCCAGTGGGATGATATGGGCAGGGTCACGTTGACGCCGAGTGATCAGTTGTCGGATCGCGCCCGGCGGGCGGTCAAGAAGGTGAAGGTCACGCCCAATCAGTTTGGCAATCAGATCGAGGTTGAGATGCACGACAAGTTGTCTGCGTTGCGGCTATTGGCAAAGCATCGCGGGTTATTAGAGCCTAACAGTGACGGCGACAAGCCGAGTATGATTGGGATTAACATTACTGGGCCAACGGCGAAGATTGTCGAGATTGAGGGTGACGATGGGTAAGGTCATCGACATGAAGGATTACATCAGCGTTAGATTTTTTAAGCACGATATTTTGTGTGGTTATTGTAATCAGTTGACTAGGGGTCGGGTATATGATGGCGGTGAGGCTATTGTTTGCACAGTGTGCAGCGGGCCTATGCTTGAGTTAACTAGCGATGAGTATTGCGGAGAAACTACTATTATTTTTGACCCAGAGGATTATGATGGCGCGAGCTAGAGCAGCAACAGACAGATCACCCCGGCGCAGGAAGCAGCCAACCACTGAGGCTTTGGCGGGGTTGAATTTAGATTTTTCGGAAAGTCCGACCGTATGGGAATTTTTGCAAGACGACAGCTTCGTGCGTGGTCTGATGGGGCCAGTAGGATCTGGCAAGACATTCGGTTCGTTAGCGGAAGTGATGTTGCGGGCGGTGAAGCAGGAGCCATCACCGATAGATGGGATCAGATATACCAGATTTGCAGTTATCAGAAACAGCTACCCGGAACTACGCACGACAACGATTAAGACGTGGCAGGAATTGTTCCCTGAGAATGTTTGGGGGCCGATGCGCTGGTCGCCGCCAATCACCCATCACATCAAGCTGCCGCCACGCGATGGCGTGGCTGGGCTTGATTGTGAGGTGATATTTCTGGCGTTGGATCAGCCTCGGGATGTGCGCAAGCTATTGTCGCTGGAATTGACTGGCGGTTTTATTGACGAGGCGCGTGAGTTGCCGAAAGCGGTGGTTGACGGCTTGACATCGCGTGTCGGTCGTTTCCCGACTAGGGCGAATGGCGGTTGCACTTGGCGCGGCGTTTGGATGAGTACCAACCCAATGGATAGTGACCACTGGTGGCACCAGTTGGCCGAGAAAAATCCTATTCGCGGAAAGTATCCTTGGAAGTTTTACAAACAGCCCGGCGGCGTGATTGAGGGAACCAAAGAACACGAGGACGCCATATTCTCGGCTGATAAATATTGGATCAACAACCCGCAAGCTGAGAACACCAACAATCTGCCGCCCGGCTATTACGAGCAGCAGTTAGCGGGCAAGACTATTGACTGGATACAATGTTATGCCGGGGCGCAATATGTTTATGTGCAGGACGGCAAGCCGGTCTGGCATGAGTTTGTTGACAGTATGATGTCGGCTGACGTGCATATCGAAGAGGGTTGGCCGGTTCACATTGGGCTTGACTTTGGTTTGACGCCTGCGGCTGTCTTTGGGCAGAAGATGCAGAATGGGCGGTGGCACGTTG